TTCAAACCTGGGATTTAATCTTAGTCTTCGAGACTTACAAGGTATCAAATAAACCAGCGAGGGCTTGAACCAATTAAAATTCGGAAAAAGATTTGGATTTTCCAAAATAAAATATTACCTTTGCAGCGGTAAAGGAGAAAGATAAAAAGCACTGAAATTCATCCGGAACCTAAGCTCAAATTGAGTCAGGCAGGGGCGCCCATGAGGCCTGTTTGACCTTGGATGGTTTCAGTGCTTCATTTTTAGAAAGAATATCTCTTTATTACCAATTTTTCGCCATCTTTTATAACGCAAACTATATTCTTGGCAACTATTGGCTGTTTGTTCTGTTTAGCGACATTAACAAAATTTTTATAGCTCTCAACAACGCTTTCGTCTTTGAACATTTTCTTATCATGGAAATAAAGACAAACAGTATTGCTATTGTCATTCTGCTGAGCATTCCAAATACTCAGCTGTTTATTTTTGGTCTTGATTTGATTTCTGTATTTATAGGTATAACTACAAACAGATTTTATATCCATGCGCACACCATCAAAAATCATATCGAGAGATTTGTATTGGCTGGTAGTATTAGGCATTCTTTCACCCTCTTTACATAAAATAACACTATGCCCGTTATTGTAAGCCAAGTCTCTCAATTCATATTCCAGATCATACCCAGTCATTTTACCCAGGCATGGCTCTTGGTTCTCGTCTGCCTTTTCGTGTTTGACGTGAGTAGCCTTAAGACCGCCTTTAGAGTTCATTGCCACATCTGTATATTCCTTGTCGCCTTTCAGTGATAAGAATTGCTTTCCCCTTTCGCTTTTCAAGACTATACTAGAAGTAATATACTGTTCGTTGTTTGTGAGAAATACAGGAATGCTCTTAGATGACAGAATCTTTGATTCGTTTCTGCTGATATAGTCGTTGAACTGCTTAGGAACCTCAGATACTCTTCGTTTAGGACCTATGCTCCAATATTCTTCCTCGCTCATAACGATAGGAATAGCATAGCACATACAATTTACATGCCATCCATTCCAATCAAATGGCAACGGATAAATACCAGCTAATTCATTGCACATATCATGCTTAGGATGGCTACCACTCGGCTTTATCTCTTTGCCTTTAATGTAATCCATCCTAGCCCATCTTTCCTGCTCGGCAGAACGGTAGGCCATGTTTATCTCGTTACGTGCCAGGCGCACGCTTCTGTACTCGCAGTTCTGAATAGTTATGGCTTTTCCATATTTCTTCTTATAGGCTTTGGCAAGTGATGGATAATCATTAAGGTACTTACTGACCTTCTTGCTGAGTTTAACAGCACTCATACCCTTCTCTATGCCGACAGACAGAGATTTCTCCAGAGCCTCCTTTACATCAGCTCTCTGGTTCCATATTCTTTCTGAAAGACCTAGACCTTTAATCTTTCTCTCCATGAAAGCCTTCTTTGCCGCGTTGTTGTGCTCAAAGTAAGCTTTCTGCTTTGCGTCCGCTATCTTCCTAGTAAAGGTACCGATTACCCTTTTGGCAAGTAGGTCCTGCAGCGTGTTACTGTTCTTCCATTCGTCCGATATGCCATTATAGACCAATGCCTGCATATTGTTTGAATAGTAATCCAACAAGGCGTTCACCTTCTTTTCTGTTCTAGGGTAATCATCAAAAGAGAACTCGCCATCCCCATCGAAGTCGGTGGAGGTGGCGATTTTAGCGGACTCCTTGGCAAGAGTCTCATAGATGGAAATGATTTTCCTGGTATAAGCGTTCAGTCTCTTGCCAAGGTCTTTATATGCCTTTTTCTGATTAGGCAGTTTTGGCTTTTTCATACAATTTCATTTTAAAGTGTTTGCAGCAATCCCAGTTGAGAAGAACGCTCCATTCTTGATATGGGCATTTGGCTAGGATAGGCTGACCTTTAAGGCTCATACTATGGAAGTCAGTAGCATGAGCACATTCACGGCAAAAGTGCAGTTTCTCTTCTTCCTTCTTCTTTCTCATGGCTATTCCTCCGAGAATAAGTTAGGCATAGAAGCTGCTGTTCTTGTGGCCTCTACTTCCTCTTCTCCTTGAATCTCGCTGAAAGTCTTGTCAGGATCATCGGAAAGACCGGCACGCTGGATAGATTCCTTCTGGCTGACGAGAGGCTTGTTGCCGTTAGCCTTAAGCCATTTGTCAATCTGAGTATTCTCATCCTCCTGGATGAATGGAGTGATGATGTGCTCTACAGTAATCTCATCCATTCTAGCTGCCCACTTCGTGTTCATCTTGGAAAGGAACGCCTTTATGACGTTGGCCTCTCTCTCAAAGCCTTCAATCCAGGCACCAGTCTCCTCTCCTATCTTAAGATGAGCATCCATGAGGAGTGTCTTTCTTGAATCGTAGCCGATATTGCCAAGGCTCTTCATATTCTCGAAACTGATGTCCGGCATCTGAGACTGCATGAAGAAAAGCTTGACGAGAGTGTCAACGTGATACTTAAGAGCCTCGATAGCCTGCTGCCAAGACACGTAGCTAACATCGCCGTCTTCGCTGACTCTATACACCCTCTTGCTCTCTCCCTTTCGCTCCATTCCAACGATGGCACCGGCTATCTTCAAGACAGGAGCGGAATTGTATGCCACAACATCGCTGTTTCGGGAAATGGTGTACTCGATATTCTCACGGATAGGTTTCAATCCTTCCCAGCATGGCTTGTGCCGGTACCAGAAAACGGCTGGAATCTTGTCGATAGAAATCTCATTATCATCCACCAAATTCCATCCGGACTCTTCATCGTCTGAAGACAGGTCCCACTTGTAATGATGGTCTGCGGTATAGGTCTCGAAGAAGGTGTGTTCTGTGTCAGTAACCTTACGCTTATACTCGAATGACAGAGCAAGCAAGTCGTCATACTCGTCAAAGTAAGGATAGATGTCAACTCCATCCATTGGAGAGAATGTCTTGCATTTCAGTTTGTACTGACTGTCGAAGCCGTAGAGCTTGTTAGGCTTCTTCTGCGTGTACCAAAGTGTGAACATCTGGCAAGAGGCGTAATAGCACTTTGCTCTGTGCATGTTCACGGCATCAATGTGTGCACAGGTGTAGATTTTCTCGATGGCACGAACAATCGTTTTCAGTTCCTCGTCAGCCTGATCATACGTATATACACGCTTGACCGGTATAGCCATTGTAAATTCAGAGATTCTTCGTGTAAGAAGCTTCTCCAATCCGATAGGCAATCTAGCTGCCTTTTCTACAATTCCGTCATCAAGCGTTCTGTCCTGTCTGCCTACGTGGTCGTTTACGATTTCATGGAGCATAGGCTCATACTCAGATAACAGGGTACTCCAAAGTGGAATATCCAACACGCGTTGTTTCAGCTCTCCTATGATGCTGCCAACGTCATTTCTTTTAAAAAGTTCATTAAAATCTATCATAATCTTCGAAGTTTTGATTTGGCAAAATTACAGATATATTCGCATATATTTAATGGTTTTAGTATTTTTAACTAAAATAATCATTGGTAAATTTGCATATATCAGAAAATTTTCGTACCTTTGCATATAGATAAAAGGTAGTAGTTTTGACTATTCAGAGCCTACCTTACAAGTTGAACCAATTAAAATTATAAAGATTATGAATAATTCAGTCGAGACAAAGAAGGAAGAGGTTAGAAAGAACATTAAGAATATGTTCGAGTCAGCCACAAAGAAAATCAGAGACATTATTTCTGTTTGTCCTGATTGGGAGGTAGAGGGTATTGACGTAGGCTACAAGTCACTTATCGCTCATTTGAATTTGAAAGGAGTAGGAAGAGACATGATGGTGATTCGCTACCAAGCAAAGGTAGGTAACTTCCAGGAAGAGTCATTTAACACCAATGTAGCAAGCTTCGGCAGCTTTGATCTTCTGGAAACAAACGAAAACCTTAAGTACTATACAGCAGTTGGCGACATCCTCAATCATAAAGACATGCTTTCGCTTTTGAAAGAGACAATGGTTTTCTTTGCAAATAAGATTGCAGAGCTACGTAAGGAGTACGATAAGTTAGATAAGGAGGATTAGTTATGACAAAGCAAGAAGAAATCGATATTCTACAGTCCTTGAAGGGCGATACCTATTTCGCTCAGTTCTTCGGTAGCAAGGACATTGACCAGATGTGTCAGAACATCAATAACGACTTCGCCATTGAGGGCGGATGCGGATTTAGTCAGAAAGCAGAAGCTTTAGAGCGAATTAACGCAGACCTCAAAAAGGAGTTTCAGCAGAAAATCCATGATTTGGGAATGGAGCTTATCAAGATTCTAGACAAGGGATTTGATGAGGATGCCATCTACCAATTGGTTGAAGGCGAGGTCGGAATTGATGCTATCATCAAGTTCAAGCGTAAGAACAATCTGGATATTACAGATAAGGAGTTAGATTATATGATATCAAAACTTCCATGATTATGAAGCATATATGTAGTAATTGTATAGCTTCCGAGATATGCTATAGTGAAGGCAAGAAGCCTAATGACACTTGCCTTCATTGGGAATGGAGATATGCAGGTTTATGGTTTGACAATTAAAAGTAAGATAATGGGAAAAGAGAAAGTTACAGTAAACGATTTGAAGGTTACACTCTCAGAGATTGGTGTAACCTTCAGGCTTGAAGCAGGAAAAGATTATCCAACGCCTGCAGGTCAATGGCTGCTTGATTGCAATGGTAACAGATGTATTGGATCAGCTTATCAAGGATGAACAGGGTATGTTTAGGCTGTTAAGTGTTCAGTACAAGCAAGAGCAGAAGATGCACTACACTCAGATGCAGGATGCAGCCAAAAAGTACTACTTCCACTTGAAACCCTTTAATAAGAGTTTCTTCGGTGACGAGAACATTTGCGCCAACCTGGAGGATAACGCAAATGACATCTATGAAATCATCAAGCTTCTTGCGGACCATACTAACGACCACAAGGATATGGAAGTGATTAAGAGAAACCTCAGAAAGAGAAAGTTGAACCATCATATTTTCGATTAAGATTATGGCAGATTATAAAGTTGAAGTAGATTTATCGGATTTATTCGATGATATGACCATCAGTGAACAGAAGAGCTTTTTAGTAGAAAAGTTCTGCTCATTACCAATAGGCTCGATGGAAGAAGTGGTTGGCGAAATGCTGGATAACCTTAATGGCTATCAGACAGCTACAGTTATTGAAGACGCTTTTGATAACTTGCATGAGCAAGCTCAAGAGCATGTAATCAACTATGTGAACGAATAAGGCTATGATGTCCGATAAACAATATAGAGTTGCTCGCAAGGGTGTTGTTGAGCAACTTAAATTAGCTCAGAGACTTCATTGCAAGCACATGGAGCAGAAGTATAAAGAGGCTTTGGAGAAGTTAGAGAAACGCTTCTTAAAGCCGGATGCCGTGGGCTGCTTCGATTTGGGCGCAAGGGTATCAAATAGTTATTATCATCTTTAAATGGTTAAGGTTATGGAAAAGAAAGAATATTCTGTTGTTGAATTTATTCAATATCTCAAAGACAAGCCATATATTAAGCTTTATAAAGCTGCTTGTTTAGCTGAGATTAATATAAGAAGAGAAATGAGAGTATTGCGATATTCCCCGTTTTATTTAGATAGAGAATAAATGTATAAAGTATAAAATAAAGGTTATGGCTACAGCAAATTTTGAAATTGGAAATAAAGAGTTTGAGGTACGTTTCATACGAGAATCAGGTTATCCTCCAACAAAGAATGAACGTGGTTCTTCATTGGTTGAGTATGATGTAACGACATACAAAGATAATCAGCCAATGATGAAGAAATTCAATCAAAAGCAACGAGTTTATTTCGATCTTGAAGGTAATGTTTATAAGGATAAGCAGAGCAACAAGGTGTGGTTCAATTTTTATAAAGCAAGTTGATAGATTATGAAAACAGCAAGACATATTGTAATAGACATAGAAACATTAGGTAGAAGAAATGATGCTGCTATTACTCAAATTGGCATAGTACCAGCAGATGAAAATTTCGATGTATTAGATCATTATCTGATACAAACAGAACCTAAAACTTGGAACACTTGTGAAAGAACATTCACTGGAGAAACTTTACTCTGGTGGATTCAGCAAAAGAACAGTCCAGAAAGTAATAAGCCTACTCATATTGTCCATAGCTACAAATTTTTAGTAGATAAGCTATATCAAATCTTTAATAGATACAATACAGAAGAAACTATAGTGTGGACTAAAGGGGCAATGGATCTGTTTTGCATTAAAGACATATGCGAGTATCTTAATATGGAAGCTCCCTGGAAGTTCTGGCAACCTAGAGACATCAGAACCGCAAAGGAGTTCATTAAAGAGTGGAAGACCTTTGAGAATAATAATCATAACGCTCTCGATGATGCTTTGAATCAGTTGAGAGAGTTGAAAGCTAACTTAATTGAAAGATAGATGGGTACAAAAGTAGAAGTAAGAACTATTCCTTTGCATGGATTGTTCATCCATCGCAAGCAGGTTTGGCGTTCACTCGGTAAGCTGAGAGCTGAAAGCCATTCTACGACAGCGCAAAAGGTGTTTATGAACGAGCATGATACCGAGGTATCAACTGAGAATGCTGATTTCATTGATGGCTTGAAAGTCACTCCTTATGATGGTGAGCTGCCAAAAATATCAAAAAAACGTTGGTAGTATGAGTTACTACCAGTATTGTTTAACGCAAAAATTAGTTTAGTTATGAAAATAGCTGATATTAATGATTTGAAACTAGAGCAATGGATCAGACAGAGAAACTCTGCTCAAATCATGTGGAAAACCAAAGATGGTAGAGAAATACCGATTAAGGATATGTCTGATACTCATCTAGCTAACACGATAAATATGCTAGAAAGAAAATATGATGCAGAAGAACATCTTTACGAGATAGACCCTCTAATGGACTTTGGTGCAAACGATTAACAAATAAAAAGGTAAGTAATATGAAAACAAAAATAAACATAGCGGAAATCCTAAAGGATAAACCGCAAAAAACTAAGTTCAAGGATTGGGATTTTATTACCATTAAACTTCCTAGAGGAAGTTTACTTATTTGTGTTTTCAAAGCAGAAAATGATGAAAACTATTATTTACATGCTAGTCTTGATAGTAGAGGCATGATTACTATTAATGAAAATAGTTATTGCTCCAAAAGCGGCTGTATAGTTCGTTTATCTACAGAAGAAGAAAAAACTGCATTTTTTGACGCTTTAGCAAGGAAGGGCAAGATTTGGGAAGTAGAGAAGAAAAAGATTATTGCTTTAAAGAAAAAGTGGACTCCAAAGCCATTCGACAGAGTGATAACAAGAAATGCTGACGATGATATATGGACAGCAAATATTTTCAGTCACATGGATTCACATGGAGAATATGTCACTATTGGTTGTGTAGGTGGTTATACTTATTGTATTCCTTATAATGAGGTGACTGCAAAGCTAATAGGTACAACTAAAGATGTGGAGGGCTAGATATGGATATAGGGAAATTAATAGGAGGAAAGACATCTGTCCCATCTATAGATTTCAATCAAGTAGTTAAGAGTGATAACCTCCGATACTGGAGAATTAGCAATGCTACTTGGGAGAAAGATAAAGTAGAACTTCATATTACCTTTGAAAAAGATGGTATACAAAGTTCCTTAGATAAAAAGTTTGATACAATAATGGAAGCTGTTGGATATTTCTACAACTTTCTTAAAACAATTTGATTATGATAGACGATAAGAAAATAGAAGCTGCTGCTAATAAGCATATTGAGACAGAGTATGCTAGATACAATAGTGGCGAGGTTGAGGAAGAAATGATTTGTCTTAGGGGCAAAGATAGCTTCAAAGAAGGTGCTAAGTGGGGTATCAATGAGCTATTGAAGGACTTGTTTCATACAGCTAGCGAAGTTCCACGTAATGACAATGGAAAGGTTCTTGCGTTCTCAAAAGAATTCGGTTATAGAAAGCTCTACGATATGAACGATGAGCTTGATAAAACCACTTGCGATACATATAAAGAAATGTGGGAAGAGCAAGTCAATATATTCCATTTGTCTGATTGGATATTTATAGATGAGTTGTTTGACTTGATTACGAAAGGAGGTAAGCAATGAAAGAGCTTAAAGTTGGAGAAAGAATCACTCTTGAAGCAGTTGAGCAATATGGTTGTAGAGGTTGCTTCTTTGAGGATAATCCAGTATGTATAAAATTTGCATGTTGTGAAGGTGTACGCTCAGATGGAAAATCGGTAATTTTTAAAGAAGTTAAGGAGTAAAGCGTATGAAAGGATTACTATCAATGATTGGTATTGCTTCGTATATGGATTTTCAAATGAATGACCTACCCTTCGGATTTCCAGAGCGGCAATTAGCAATACCGAAAGGTGAAATACCTTCCGATAAACAAAAGTGCCAATCGAAAGCACAGCATGAGTTTATCGTTAAAGGTGTAAAGATAATGGCTACTTCTAAGAAGGATGCTATTAAAAAGTAAAATCATCGTAAAAAGTGAAGCGTATGGAATATGAAGATTATAAAAGAGCAAAACAGTTGCAAGAAGAAACACTCCCAACTTTTGAAAGATTAAAAGAAGCTGTTTCTGTTGGCACGCTTGACAAGAAAGCAATAAAAGAAATTGGAGATTCTTTTGCAAACGCTATGTTTTATGAAAATGATTTTGCAGATTCTCTTGTTGAATTTATTGATGGGTGGGCTGTAAAATTTAAAGAAGAATTTAATAAATTGTAGACCGCCTTCGGGCATAATTTTAAAGATATGACAAAAGAAGAATTAAAAGTAAAGGTTGCCAAACAACTAAGCATTATCAATGATGCTAACGATGAGATCTGTTCTTACGTAAATGATTACATCGAAAGTCTTCCATACAAGGTTGGCGACAAAGTTAGCTGTTCCAGATGCGATGTTTGTTGGATTAAAAGTATTGTTCCGGAAACAAGTTGTAGTGGCTATACTGGCAAGATTGAGGTAAGAATCAACCCTGCTAAGAAAGATGGCACTCGCTCCAATAGAGAGTTTGTACTATGGAGTACGGAAATTGATAGTATCAAAAAGATTAGTTAATCATCCTGCAAAGGATATAAATAGATAGAATTATGAAAGCAAGTGAGTTGATAGAGCATTTAAAATCTTACATTGACGCTGCAGGTGGTTGGATCATGAATTTTTCATCATTAAATTCAAGTGATATGAATTACATACAATGTGATGAATGTAAATATAGATTAGTCTGTAACGGAGAGCCACTTACTAGTGGAAGTACAGGAAGTTGCGACCATCATGTTATCAGCAATACTCCTATATTTCCAAAGATTAAAACACCACCAGATGAAAGATACGCTGACATTTGGAATTGGTAAATATTCATAAATTAAGTTTAAGGGATATGTTTATTCTAACGGAACAAGAAATACTAGATGCCATCAAGAATTGTCATGATGCAGATTTTAGGATGGCTCTTATTCGTATGTTGATACCTCCTGCGCCTATAGTTAAACATCGGCATTGTTGTCCAGAATGTAATGGAGAAGGAAACAAGACGTGCGGTATTTGTCATGGGATGGGTGTTGTATACTTAGATTGGTAAAAACATTAAATAGAAATGATATGGTAGCAATTAAAGTATCTTCCGAGAGCATTCAAGAATTATGGGAATGCCCGGACGTTTCAGAGTTAGTAAAGACTATCAGCGGAGACCGCACGAAGCAGACGTTGATAGTTAGGTTGAAAAATCGAGAGTTCTATGTCCCTGATGGATTCTATCTCGTGAAAGACGAGAATGACCAATGGAGCACACTCAGCCCATCACTGTACGAACTTATAAAAGACAAGGTTCATGGCGAGAAGTGAGGAAGATATCCGGGAATACCATAAAAGGTACTACCAGGAGCATAAGGAACATTTATTAGCAAGAATGGAAGTCTATCGTAAAGAGAACGCTGAAAGGATTGCTGCAAACAGAAGATATAACAGAAAGAGAAAGAAAGCCTTGGGCGGCTTAACGAACCCAAATATTAAATAATGAGTAGAGGAAAACATTTTAGTGCAGAAGAGATTGAGTTCATCAAGGTTAACGCTTTGGTGATGACGACAACGGAGATTGCAAAGCAGCTCAATCGTAATTATTGGGCCATCCATCGAAAGATGAAGGAAATGGGTATCAGCAAGAGCCACGTGTTTACTGCTGACGAGGATTTCATCATTCGCAGAATGTATGGCAAGTACCCGGTAAAAGCCATTGCTACCAAGATTGGAGTGGATGAGAACGCTATTTACAACCGTTGCAAGAAGCTTAAGCTAACGAAAGGAGGTGCGCAATGATTGTCATAGTTACCGCTATGGATAAGGAATACGACCTTATCAGAGAATGGCTTATGAAGTCGGATATGCAAAACACGGTGTTGTTTAAGACGGGAATAGGAAAGGTAAATGCTGCTATAGGTTTAACCGATTTTCTCTCTTCTGTCGCAAATGACGTTGTTACAAGAGTTATCTCGGTAGGATGCGCCGGTGCTGCTGTTGCAGGATTGAAACCTGGTAATGTCGTGATTGGCAATTCATACTGCTACCACGATGTATATTGCGGCGAACCGAATGCCAATGGACAAGTTCAAGGTATGCCGGCAGTCTTTCCTTCTGATTTCTCCTGGATTGATATGGATGAAAGATTCCGATTAGGAACCATAGCTACGGGAGATAAGTTTGTCACTACGAGAGAGCAGGTATTGGCGATTAAGGATTTCCTTCCTAATTCGTATAACGTATGCGCCATCGATATGGAGTCTGCCGCCCTTGCACAGGTATGCTACAAGAAAGGGATTGGATTTACGTCTATCCGAGTTATTAGTGACAACCCTCTGGAACCGAACCAGACCGAACAGTATGCAGGTTTTTGGGATAGTCTTGCCGAAAAGGCATTTAGTGTTGTTTGTAAATTATTAGAGAATGATACCAAGTTTTAAAGTTGATCATACGAAACTGAAGCCAGGTCTTTATGTTTCGAGAGTAGATAAATGGGGCATGGAGACTGCTACCACATTCGATATTCGCGTGTGCAAGCCAAACAAAGATATGATGTCACCTGCTGTCGCGCACACAATAGAGCATTTGATGGCGGACTACCTACGCAATGATATTCCTCTTAGCAATTCCGTTCTGTATTTTGGACCAATGGGATGTCTTACAGGTTTCTATCTTATCCTTAAAGGTACGTGGACTTCAAAGCTCATAAAGGAAATGATAGTAGAAGCCTTCAAGGCTTGTTCGCTATCAAAGACGATTCCAGGTGCATCGGAAGTGGAATGCGGTAATTACAAGCTCAACGACTTAAAAGGAGCAAAAGAGCTATGTGATATGTTCTCCGTATATCTATCCACAGCTGGACCGGATAAGCTCAATTATCCAGATTAATATTTATATGTAACCATAAAGTATTTAATCATTAAGTATATTTCCTTGCGATATATTTGGTGATTAAATACTTTTTTTTATAATTTTGCAGCATTACTTATTGCTATCGCTTCGTACTGGGATATTTCTTGAATTTATTGTTCAATTAAATATTTAGTTAGAATGAAAAAAAGAACGAAGCAAGTTTTAGTTATTCTGAAACCCAAATCAAAGGCGTTGGGGTTCAGTAGAGAGGAGTTAGAGGGTATTGCTGCCGATGTTGCCAATAACTTAGAACTCGATGAAGAAGCCTCAGACGAGGATGTAAACGCAGAGATTGAAAAGCAGGTCAATGCGGTTCTTCCTTATCTTAAGATTGCGCAAAAGACCGCGCAGCGTACTATCCAGAGCTTTAAGGATAGTCAAGACTTGGATGACGACGAGGTCGATGACGATGATGATGACCCTGCCGGCAACAAGAAACCAATCCGCAAACAGAAGAAAGAGAAAGAAGAGCAGGTCCCAGCATGGGCGCAGGCACTCATTACTCAGAACAAAGCCTTGCAGACCGAAATCCTCGGTTTGAAGTCAGAGCGTGAGAATGATGGCCGCCGTTCTAAGCTGAAGGCACTCCTTAAGGACAAAGGTACGTTCGGAAAGACTGTCTTGAAGAATTTCGACAAGATGAAGTTCGAGAACGAATCTGAGTTCGATGATTTCTACGATGGTGTTGTGGAGGACTTGGCAGCTATCGATCAAGAGCGTGCTAACGAAGGTCTCGGAAAGCTTGGTGCTCCTGCGGCTCAGAGAAAGCCTAAGAAGGATGAGGTTGAGGTTATCAAGGACAATGAGATTGATGAGCTTGCCGAAACAATGTAATCTTTAAATTTTAAAAGTTATGTATGGCGTAAGCAAGACAGAAACGTATGATTCAGGCAAGGAGTCTGTAATCATCAGAAATTACGTGAATGGCATCATGGGTGGTGTCGTTCTTGACTTGACAGGTTTCTCTGGAGAGTTCATCCAGTGCGGACACATTATCATTCGTGACACTACGTCTGGCGAGTACAAGCCAATGCCTGTAACAGGTGGGGCTTATGCTTCTTTGCCAGCGAGCCACGAGTATGTTGGCATCTGTATGACAACAGTTCCGGCAGATACCCCTCATGTTGGTGTTATGACGGCAGGTGAGGCTAACGATAAGGCTGTCCCTTATCCTGTCGATACAATCAAGGCAGCTTTGAAAACAGCCGTTCCTACTCTTCAGTGGGGACACGATGCAATCGGTTAAGGAGGTGATTTATGCAACAGAGTTCTTTATTTCTTAAGTATATCTTGAGTTTCTTCCCAATCCTGAAGACATTGATTGAGAAGATTAACGGTAAGCGCAAGAACGAGATGACGTATCTCCACAAGGATACATCCATTCTCCGCCGCGTTTATTCTACCGACAACAAATGGGAAGCCGACACAGTTGATACCTCTTACGTAGCTGCTGACTACGTGGCAGTGGATTCTCCTGTTCCTTTGAAGTCTCGTGACAAGATTTCAACCGCCAACGGCAAACTGCCAAAGGTCGGTATGAAGAAGTTCTTGAAGGAGTCAGATATCCTCGCTCTCAGACTCATGGAAGCACAGGGAGGTCAGACAGCAGAGATTCGCCGTAAGTTGGCTCAGGACCCGGTAGCTTGTAATGTCGGTGTTGATGAGCGTAATGAGTACGCCCTTTTGTATGGTCTTTCTAACGGCTACGTAGCTGTTCGTGACGACGATAATCCAAAGGAGTTGCTCCGTATCAAGTATCAGTACTTGCCGAAAAATCAGCTCGGCATCAACAATGTTGATACTGGTATTACCGTTGCAGACTTGAAGGAATGTATCGCGAGAGCTTCGAATGATGGAAACACCATCTTGATCTTCTGGATTGGTAAGGCTAAGTTTGACGAATTGAAGAAGGCACAGGACGCTCGCGAGCTTGTTGCCAACTATAAGGGTCAGACTTATGACTCCAACACAAAGCTGCCGGTTCCTACTTCCAGCGTATTCCAGGAAGCATTCTTGGACGAGACCGGTGTATCATTCCGCATCATCAACCGCACTGTCCGCTTGGAGCATGATGGCGTGAAGAAGAGTGTTAAGCCTTGGAACAACAATATGATTATCGGTGTCTGCTCACAGATGATTGGTGCCCTCGTTTACGGTCAGGTAGCAGAGGCAACCAACAGAGTGGCAGGTGTAACCTATCAGCAGATTGATTACAAGCTTATCTCTCAGTATTCAACAACTGATCCATTGCGTGAGACTACTGCGGTGCAGGCATACTGCTTGCCTGTCATCGAGGACGTTGACACAATCTATCAGATTGATACTAAGCTGGCTGACCCAGACGTTTCGGTTGATACCGAAAAGGAGAAAGCAGATACAGAGGACGTTAAGGTAACAATCTCTGATGTGACCTACAAGAAGCCGGAGGCTATCACAACTCTCAACGCTCTTGGTGCTACACTTCCTAGTGACGCCAGCGACAAGGAGGTTATTGATGCCTATAACGAGCTTCCTTCTGTGAAGAAGAAGGAGTTCAAGGAAAAGGCAGCTAAAGCTGAGGAGTAATCATGAAGACGGTCGGACAAGCTTTGGTGGATGAGGTACACATACCTATCCCCTATGGTTTCGTGGAAAACGCTTGCATAAAGCGTGACCTCGATATCGAATCAGAGTTCACTGGTGACGTTGCCAGAAGTGACGCCTACAAAGGAACGCTTGCCGACTGTCTGCTTTCTCTCATACAAGCCGTTAGCTTCTCCGAAGCGGACAAATCAATAGGTTCCCTCTCGGAAGACCAGCGAAAGGCTATATTAGTTCAAGTCAATCGTTTATATAACTCTATCGGCGAGGAGGAGGTTTCACTTACTCCAAAGCCGACAGTTTACATTAATTGCTGATGAGTCTATTGAGTTTTCATGCCTCAAAGCTATACCGGCAGCAGAAGGTAGCTGGCTATACAGATGATGATGGAAATTATCACCAGGGCAAGACCGAGTGGAAGTTCTGCTGCACTTGTGATGTAGTTCCTGCTGGCGAGGCCAACAAGTTAGTTACATCTGACGGTTCTATTGATTACTACTCCTACGAAGTGCATAATTTGCCCGTAGGAATTGAAAAGTTCTCTTATGGGGATTTTATCAAGCTAGAAATTTTGGGGGCTGATGAGGTAATTATCAAGGTCAAGGGATTTCATCGTTATCAACTCCAGTGTAAGATATGGGCATAAGAATGACAACCAGCGCTTCCGCTCTTGATGCCTTCCTACAAAGAGCCGCAAGGAAGATACAGGAGAATGTGCTTAAAGCATTGAGCAAGCTAGGAGACGAATCTGTGGTTAGAATCCGTAACAGGTCTGCCAAGGAAAGCTGGATAGACCATACGGGCAACCTAAGAAGCTCCATAGGCTTCGCCGTGTACGAGCAGGGAAGTAAATATATGGAATCAGCCTTTTCGCAGGTTCTCAGTGGCACAGACGGCTCTGCAAAGGGCAAGAAGATGATCAATGACCTTGCTAAGGAATATTCCAGGGTTTATGCTTTGGTTGTCGTTGCCGGAATGGAATACGCAGGAGAGGTGGAAGCCTTGGAAAGTAAGGATGTCCTCGCATCAACGAAGATATGGGCCACATCCATTGTAGAGCAGCGTGTGAAGACAGCAATAGACTCAGCAGTTAATGAAATAAACAAGTGGAAGATATGAAATCAGACGGAGCAATTAAGACAGATGTTTACCGGTACATCAATGAAAGCGGTTTTATGAACAACGTCAATGGCAAGCTGTCAAAGACGATGAGACCGCATAATTCTCATAAGGAAGATGTCGTTATCTCCATCTTGGCTAATGAGGGAACGCAGCTTCAAACGGCAATTATAAATGTAAATATATATACACAAGACCAGGATGTAGATGGGCAGTTCGAGGAGAACACTATCAGAGTTGACGAAATCTGCAAACTGGCTTGGAATCTCTTGGAAACGTTCAGAACGAGCGAGTATGCAGCCCACGCTATTGAGCAGAGGGTATATGCAACAAGCACGGGAGAACATGTAATAAATAATCAAGTTGAATATAAACTCATAAACGATTAAATTATGTCAGTAACATCATGGGGCAAATGCACTATCTACGTTCAAGAGGTAGGTAGCAAAAAGAACGAGTGGACTAAGCTCCCAACTCCAAAGGATGGCACTACTACTGTTACTCCAACGAAGGGCGATACAATGACCCAGGTTGAGGAAGGTGGCGGAATTGTTGACCGCAAGACAAAGAAGTCCACCTACGAGGCTGCATATCAGCTCTTCATCAAGAAGAACCAGTCGCAGCCATTCAAGACTATTGATGGTATCATTGAGGGTAACTATCGTTTGGCTATCCAACCGGAAGACGCCGAGCTTCCTGGCGTTTACATGGGTAACACTACTATCGGTGCAGAAGAGGCCTATACAACAGAAGAAGGTGCTTCCATCACTTATACCCACGCAGCTCTTATCCCAGAGGGTGACGTGGTGGCTAAGACTGTAAACGCAAAGGGTGAGGATGTCTATTGTGCTTACCGCTGGCGTGTCATCACTGCCACAAAGGGAACAGGTGAAAAGTATGCCTTGACTTTCAAGAAGCCGCAGGATGGCAATACCGCTCCTGCTGAAATCACGGAAACTTACGAAGAGACATAGGCATATCCTAATATCCCTTCCGCCGACTGAGGGTTATCAGCCGGCAACCTACCCAAGTAGCTCAGGGGAAGAGCGAGACCAAATAGTCCGTCGCATGAAAATCCAGGGTCTTCAAAAGCTGGTTGAAAGACGCAGGTTCGAGTCCTGCCTTGGGTGCCAACAATTTAAATTCGAGTGATATGGAAGAGTTAGGAATCATTATATCGAATACGCTCACAGATATGCCGATAGGCTTTGATACTGAGCACGCTCACGTTAACATCTACCCTACTACACTGGGCATGATGTATCTAACGTCGCAGTTGGTAGATAGCTTGGAGCTAGACAAAGAGTTACTTCAAGCAGATCCATTCTTGGAAGCATTGCGAGTTGCAAACACTAAAAGGGAGACATGCTGCAGATTGATTGCATATCACTCACTCAATACAAAGAACGAAATACTAGACTCCAAATGCGTAAGCAGGCAGACGGAGTTAATCTTCAAAGAATGTTCCAACGAGGATATAGCCACTCTTCTCATCATCATCCTTAAGGCTAACTCATACCAAACAATAGCCAAAGAGACAGGAATGGAAGAAGAAGCGAAGCGTATGGCAAAGGTCAACGCAGCGAAGAAGTCGGAGAATAGCTTTATCTTCGGAGGTAAGACAATATGGGGAACTCTCATAGATGCCGCTTGCGAAAGATACGGATGGACTTTCGATTACGTGGTATGGGGAATATCGTATAACAACCTGACTCTCATGCTCAAAGACAAGATTACTTCAATCTATCTGTCTGACGAGGAGAGGAAGAAAGCCCATATACCGGCAGCAGGGGAAGAGGTCATCGATGGCAACAACAAAGAGGCGGTCATGAAGGCGGTGATAGAGTCCGAGACCGAGATTTAACCGAAGTCTTCCTGCGCACGCACGTAAAGTTCCCATATCGAACACTCATATTTGGTGTTTCCCCGGCGATTCTTTATAACAGAGTATAAATTCAAGGAAAAATAGAACATTATGCCAAGCATTAAATTCGATACAATAGTCGAGACAGCCAAGGTCGTTTCCGGTTTTCGAGACATTCAGAACGCAGTTCATCAGACTGCCGAGAGGGTTGAGAAGGACGGAAAGTCTATTGACGATGTAATCTCGAATATACAGAACAGTATGAACATTGCCATTGGCGGTTGGAGCATTGGCAAGTTCGTCAATCAGATGATGCAGGTCCGCGGTCAGTTCCAGCAGACAGAAATGGCATTCAAGACGATGTTGCAGTCTGAAGAGAAAGCTGATGCTCTCATGAAGCAGTTGATCCGCACGGCAGCCATCACACCTTTCGGGGTTGAAGACGTTACAGAGGGAGCCAAACAGCTCCTTGCGTTCAACGTAGAAGCCGAGGATGTCAATAAGACGCTTATCGAATTGGGAGACGTTGCAGCAGGTATGGGTCTAAACCTTAAAGACCTCGTGATGCTTTACGGCACCACCATCGCCAAGGGTAAGATGGACACGATGGACTTGTACCAGTTCCTCAACCGAGGTATTCCTATCGCAGACGAGATAGCCAAGGTTATGGGTCTTGACGTTACCAACGCCATCAAGGAGGTACAGAAGCAAATCAAGGCAGGCAAGGTTACCAGCGATATCTTCATCCAGGCAATGCAGAGTATGACCGCCGAGGGTAGCAAGTTCGGTGGATTGATGGAGGCTCAGTCCAAGACTATTACAGGTCAGATAAGCAACATTGAGGATGCCATCGAGCAGATGTTCAATGACCTCGGCAAATCCCAGGAGGGTGTTATCAATACCGGATTGGGAGTCGTTTCCACCCTTGTTGAGAATTGGGAGACGGTAGGCAAGGTGCTTATGACTGTCGTTGCAGCGTATGGAGCATACAAGGCTGCGGTGATAACAATGATAGCAATATCTAAGGCACAGGTAGCTTGGGAGAGTGCGAAAGCATTCTTGTCTTTAGCGAAGTCTATCACAACCGCCAAGGATGCCATGGCTCTGTTCAATTTGGTCTCTTCTTCAAATGTTCTCGGTCTGGTTCTTGGTGCAGTAGCAGCTGGAGTCACGATGTTCAATCTTTTCGGCAATAGCGCTGAGGATGCCGCCACCAAGACTTCCAAATTTACCGAGAGTGCAAATGAAGCATCAAGCAAGGTCGAGTCGCTAATCTCCATTCTGAAGACTGCAAAGGAAGGCTCCAAGGTTTACAAGGACACCATCAAGGAGCTGTCAAACATCTATGACAACTACGGGATTGCTATTGACAAGATCAAGGAAGACGAGAGCAACCTTGTGGATGTTAAGCAGCAGGAGATAGATAAATCTAAAGAACTCGTCGAGCAAATCAAGCTGGAGGCTACAGAGCGCAACAGAGCCAATGCAATCTCCAAGGCTAATGAAGACTACAACAACCGTGTTGATAGCGCTCAGCAAGCCCTTTTGGGTAAGTTGAAGGATTATGGAACCTCTAGCAGCGGTATAGCCGTCGGCATACAGAACATCGTATCTGACTCGGTTATCAAGCAGTTTGATGACCTAACACAGAAGATGGCTGGCTTGAATGAGCACTCCAAGGAGTATCAGACCTATCTGAAGCAATACAATCAGTTAGAAGCTTCTTTGATTTCAGAATCAGAAAATCTTGCTAATGCTTTTGGGTTTACAGGAGACAAGACAAGCGATGCCAGGAAGGCATTGATTGGTTATCTCTATGAGCTTCGAGCTGCAAAGAAGCTGCATACCGAAGAGGCAGATAATATCAACAAGGCTGCAGATGCTACTGAAGATTTCGGTAATAAGGCTACCTCAACCAAGAACAGGATAAATGCTTTGCAGAAGCAACTCCAGGGTGCCGGCGAGGATGTACACGTTCTCTACAACCGTGTCAAGGAGTTCATGCAGAACTATTCCGAGAACAACATCAACTTCCACGTCAACTTCGATGCCAAGATACCATCGTGGATGCAGAATATGAATATTCCGGAGCTAGGACGCTTAGGTAAATACTTCTCTGCTTTGGCACGCGACCTTGCAAACAACAAGAAGTCTGGTGCGCTGGTCAATGGTAAATGGATGTCAACCAACGATATTGCCCAGCGAGGATGGGATTATACCAATGCGGCGAACACCAAGCAGACCAAGGCAGAAGACGATGCTAAGCAGAAGCGTCGCGAAAAGGAAGAGGCAGAAGCCAATGCCAAGAAGAACGCTGCCAAAGCAAAGAAAGCAGCCGACGATGCAAAGAAGCTAGCAGAAGACCGGAAGAAGGCCCAGGAGGAACTGAATGAGGATTTGAAGCAGCTGCAGCAGGAAAATATCGACACCGATATATCTCAGATGCAGGAAGGCACGGAGAAGAAGATTGCTGAAATCAAGAACGACTATGCCAAGCGCAAAGCCGAGATTGACAAGCAGGAAGCAGAGTTCAAGAAGAAAAACAAGGAAGCTGGCAAGAAAGTAACCCTTACCTCTGCTCAGTCCAATGCCCTCAATAAGGCAAGAGACCTCGCTACCCAAGAGTATAACAAGAAGCTTGATGAGGTCAACAGGGAAGCACTCACCTCTATGCGCGACTACTTGAAGGAGTATGGTTCTCTCTATCAGCAGAAGCAAGCCATTGCTGAGGAGTACGAGGAGAAGATAGCCAAGGCTCAGACGCAGGGCGAAAAGCTCTCTCTTCAGCAGCAGAGAAAGAAGGACCTCCAAACCATCGAGATAAATGCCATCAGACAAAACATCGATTGGGGAAGCGTCTTCGGAGACTTCGGTGCTATGTTCAAGGACCAACTGGAGCCTACCATTGAGAAGCTGCAAGAACTCTCCAAGAGCACAACAGATGTTAATGAGCAGAAGACCATACAGGAACTTATCTCCAAGTTACAAGGCTCTGCCACCATCTGGAATAGTGACATCTTTAAGAAGGTTTCGGACGACATCAACTCCTATCAGTCAGCCATGCAGGGCTATATTGATGCACAGGAGCGAGAGATTGAAGCCACGAAAGCTGTCACCAAGGCGCAGGAAGACCTTGCCAAGGCTAAGAAGAGCGGTGACAAGACAAGTATCAGCAAGGCTGAAGCCAACCTCTCTAGAGCGCAGGGCGTTCTCGCTACCGCATCTAACAACGTTTTGGAGTTTGGCTCATCAGTTCAGAAGGCATCATCAGACTTGCAGACATCTGCACAGAAGGCAGTTTCTCAGTTCCAGCAGCTAGAAAATGGTTTGCAGGGTCTTACATCGGGGTCACTCAAAGGCATAGGAAACTCTATCCTAGGGCTTGACAAGCTTTTCGGTGGCTCTATGCAGAAGGACGTTGCCAACACTCTAGCAAAGGGCATCCAAGGGTTGCTCGGTAAAGATAGTGACGCAGCCAAATCTCTGACGAAAGCTTTAGGGGATAGCGGTATGGCAGGTGAAATAATTTCCGCAATACTCGGCATCCTCGATATTCTGAAAGATGGCTTCGGAACACTCATCAGCAACCTCATGGACACGGTCTTTGGCGCAGTAACGGGCATCCTTGATGATGCTTTATCGGGTGACATCGTTATGAAGCCATTGAAGAGTATCGGGAACAACGTTTCTCATATCCTCAACACGCTTTCATTCGGTGGCTTTAATAGTCTGTTCGGTGGAGATGGAAATGCAAAGAAGGTCAATGACACCATCGAAAGACTGACGGACAGAAATACCCTCTTGCAGCAATCCATCGAGGATTTGACTGATGCAATGGAAAACTCCTTTGGCTCCAAGGCAACCTCATACTACGAGCAAGCCTATAAGAATCAGCAGGAGACCAATCAGAACTACCTCGACATCGCAAAGGCGCAGGCAAGCTATCACGGTTCTCACCACTCATGGAACGCTTATTGGGGTGGCTTCGGTAGTGACGAGATGGATTGGATCAAGAAGAACGTCAAGTCAGATTTCAATGGCGACCTCTTTTCCCTCAGCCCAGAGGAAATGAAGCTCCTCCGTGGCAACGTTGCCATTTGGGAGCATATCGAGAACACTGGAAAGGGTAACTATGGTGGGCGTCTGACGGAGAAGTTGAATGACTACATAGACCAAGCGGGCAAGCTGGATGAGTTATCAGACAAGCTGAAGGAAAGCCTTACGCAGATTTCCTTTGACAGCATGAAGGATAGCTTCGTGTCAGACCTTATGGATATGAGCAAGTCAGCGCAGGACTTTGCAGACGATTTCTCTGAAATGATGCAAAAGGCTCTTCTCTCCTACTCTATGGAAGACCTCATCAACGGCGACTTGAAGAAGCTCTATGATGATTGGGCGAAGGCTATCAAGGACAACGATGGCAAGCTTACCGAAACAGACATAGAAGCATTCAACAAGCGTTACGATGATATTGTCCAGGAAGGATTGAAGAGACGTGACGAGTGGGCAAAGGTGACAGGCTACACTGGTTCTTCATCCTCATCACAGACCGCAACAAGCGGAGGATGGGCATCTATGGGGCAAGATACCGCAGACGAGCTGAATGGTCGCTTCACCGCCCTGCAGATTGCAGGAGAGTCCATCGCTCAGAACATGACTACCACCATATCACAGATGGAGAGCATCGTTACCCTCGGAATCTCAACAAATGGTGCAGTATTGGAGATTAGAAATATGATGATTATGACAAACAGCTACCTCGAAGACATCGTGAAGTATTCAAAGCTCACCTATAATGACTTCGGAACAAAGCTGGATGATATGAACAGAAGATTAAAGGATATTTGACCTCTATAGGCTTTTCGCTTGTCAACCCTTACAACTATACTCAACAATAGCAAAAGCGGCTCACAGCGAAGCCTATGAGGTTATTTAATGATTAAATAGTTATGCTTAATGGACAACTTTACATCAATGGCAAGGATGCCTACCTTACGTGGGGCATCTTCCTAGACGAAACCGCCCTCAGTACGCTCATGACCCCTGCACCAAACAAGGAGTTCATCAGCAACAAGTATCGCTCAAAGGACGGAAAGTCGGTTATCAAGCACAATCCTAGATTGGATGAGAGGGAGATAACGCTGCCGTTCAATATGACCGCCAAGGACTCAGATACGTTCATGACGAACTATGCTAGGTTCTGCGAGGAGGTTCTTGCTAAGGGAGAGTTGGTTATCCGCACCCGATTTCAGCCTAATGTGTGGTATCGGTGCATCTATCTCTCCTGCACTCAATTCAGTCAGTTCATTCGGGAAATGGCAAAGTTCAGCCTAAAGCTCAACGAGCCAGACCCTAGTGACAGAGGTGAAACAAGTAAATATACAAGCTAATGATTCAGATTAAGAGAAATAACAAGGTATTCTTCACACTAGAGGACTTCGGTGAGGGTTCTAAGCTGTCATATCAGCTTATGGACCACCACTACATCATCTTGAAGTTCACTACGGCTACTCCTATCTATTTCGAGATTGGGGACTCCGTAGAGATTCCCGACTTCGGCTACTTCGAGCTTACATCATCATACTTCCCTAAGCACAATGATAGTGATGGCTACGACTACGAAATGCAGATGGATGCCTACTATATGTCTTGGAAGAATAAGCTTTGCAAGTATCGCCCTCAGCACGGAGCAAACGAGACCTCCTTCAAGCTTACCACAACGGTAGGCGTACACATGAACGTTATACTCGGCAACCTAAAGGCACTAGGTCTTACGTACAATGGCAAGGATTTCTCCGTTGACTACACTACGTACAACAACAAGGCTTTCGATGTTCAGAAGAGATTCTTGATCGAGTACGGCTCCATCAGTATTCTTGATGCTCTCAACGCCATCTGTTCCGAAGACGCACTCAACTGCGAGTGGTGGATAGATGGCTCTATTATATACCTTGGATATTGCGAAATGGAAGGGCAGACAACATTCGAACAGGATGTTAATGTTCTGTCTATGTCCTATTCGGAATCTAAGTCAACTTATATTACGAGACTGTACGCATTCGGCTCAGACAGAAATATTCCGAAGGGATATTTCACTGGTGCCGATGCGGACGTCACCACCGATGGTGTTGCTACTGATTACCTCATGCTTCCTAACAAGGAAGTAGATAGTGATGGTTTCTACGCCAAGGATGGCTACCTGGAGAACGTGAATGTCGTGAAGAACGACAAGCAGGCTATCGAGGGTGTCGTGATGTTTGAGGAAGAATACCCAAAGGTTGAGAGTGTTGTCAGCAGTATCAAGACCTATGATAGCACCGTTGATAACGAAGACGGGACGAAGACCACACAGACGTTTTGGCAGGTCACGGCTACGGATTCGTTCGCTACAAACTTTGAAGCTAGCTGGATAAAGAGTAATCTCACTCTAGGCATCAAGTTCACTAGCGGTGCTCTTATGGGTATGGAGTTTGAAGTCAGTTTCAAGGTTATTGACAAGGCTAACTACTTCGAGATTGTAGCTAATGACACATACGGAAGAACACTCCCAGATGGCGTTATGTGCCCGAAGGTAGGTGATAAGTTCTTCCTCTACAACTGGGACGCAACCAAAATTACAGATACGGACCTCATCCCTGCAGCTCAGTTGTCTCTGTTCGATAGAGCGAAGCAGTACTATCAGAAGACAATGATCAGCAACTCAAACTTCACCTGCACGATGGATGGCGATAAGTTCTACAATGATGGAACATACAATTACCATCCTCTCGGTGAACAGGTAAAGCTGATTAATGATATGTTTGCGCAGGTGGACGCGGATGGCAAGCACTACCGAAACTCTCGTATCATCGGAATGGAGATACCTTTGGATATCCCTTACGACCATCCTCAGTACATAGTAGGCGAAAAGGCAGCTACTAGCCGGTTGGGTAAGTTGGAAGACAAGGTTGATTCCATCAAGGTGAATGGAATGCAGATAGGCGGCACAGGAAGCGGTAATGGTGGAGGTGTCTATGTAATTGGCATGAACGATACCACTCCTGCATCCGATAGTAACGTTTATTCTGCTAGACGTTCTAGGATGGAGTTTGTATCTAGGCTGCAGGATAACACCGCAAAGGGCACAATCACTTGGGAAAAGGTGCAGAAGTTCTTTAGTGGATTGATTGTCGGTAACTCCAACAATGAGAACGGAGGCTCATGGATTCCCGATGCAGAAGGTCGTTCGCACCTCATCACAGATTACTTGGAGGTAAGAATGAAGGCTATCTTTGAAGAGTTGGTCATCAATAAAACATCCACCATCGGTGGTAAGGAGATAATCTCTCCTGCTGGCGGTGTGGTGGCTCATAAGGTAGAAGAGGTTACTGTGACATATAATAATGTGTCACAGAAGGCTTATCGTTGCTATTTCTTAGCAGAGCAGGAAGGCGATGCCGTGGATAATGATTTCGCTATTGGCGACCAAGTGCGTTCGGAATCATTCAACGTGAAGGCAGGAACCTATCATAAGGCAGGCAATCACTTTTACTGGAGATTAGCTATTGGACGTGATGAGGAACCAGTAGAGCTGGATGGTAAGAAATATCACTACATCGACCTCTCCGATACCGATTGCGCTACGGCAAGCGACGTACCTGCTAAAGGTGATGTGCTCAACCAGTGCGGTAACAGAACCGATGTAGAACGTCAGAACAGCCTTATCTTCTCGGCGGTAGATACCTATTCGCCATCCATCAGCCTCTATCACGGCATCAACAGCTATTCCTTTGCCAATAGGGAGTACGTGGAATATGGTGTGAATAAGCAGAATAACAAGGCATTCTTCAACGTCTATGGTGATATGTATGTAGGCGATAGACCTACAAAGGAGAATGGCTATGAGGGCAGCTCTTATATCAGATATGATAGCAGCACTAAGCAAATGTCTGTTAAGGCTAAGATTTCCGCTAAATCCACTGTGGATGGCAAGGAATTGTCTCAGTATATTAAGGAGAACTCAGCAAAGGGCTTGACCGAGGAGCAGGTAAACAATCTCATCAAGAACTCGCAGGTCATTGCCGACTTGCAGAATCAGGTGGATGGTGCTATCGAAACGTGGTTCTATGATGGTGTTCCTACCTTGAAGAATGCCCCAGCCATCAGTTGGAAGACCGATAAGGATAAAGAAATCCATCTTGGCGACCTTTACTACGACAACAAGACGGGCAAGGCATACCGCTTTGCCAAGGATAGCAACACCTATAAGTGGACTATCATTACAGATACCGACATCGCCAAAGCCCTTTCCGATGCAAGAATGGCACAGGAGACCGCAAACGGGAAGATGAAGGTGTTCAGCGTTCAGCCTACGACACCTTATCAGGTTGGCGATATATGGGTCAATGCCACTTATCCTTCTGACGGCAGTACCTACAAGAATGAGGTATTGCGCTGTCAGACCAACAAAGCGGCTGGTTCTCAGTTCGCCATCGGTGATTGGATTAAAGCATCTAAATACACCGATGATACAGTTGCCAACGCAGCCAAAAAGGCAGCAGAAGATGCTCAGAAGGCGGCACAAACCGCACAGACGGACATTAAGAACCTCGGAAAGACGGTCACTGATAATAAGAAGGAATTCGATAATTATGTTACCGATGGCTACCTAGAGCCTTCCGAGATTGCGGCAATGGCGCAGGATTCTAAGCGACTTGAGGATGATTTTGCGGCTGCACAGAAGTCGTATAATGAGGTGAAGGATGCAGAGGTACTGAAGGACACCAAGGAACTCACTGACCTCAACACCGCTTTTGCTACCCTCACGAGTGCCAAAACGGAACTCATCAAGTTTCTTTCAGATATATCTAAAAGATACAATGAGACTGATACCGACGGCAAGGCTACCATAGTCTCTGCCGTGGGAACGAAGTTCACCAACTTTCAGTCCGCATACAGCGCATTCTATGACAAACTTGGCTTGGCAAACGCCTATATCACTAGCAAGATATATGGTGACTTGAAGCAGAATATCACAGACCTCGCAGGTTACAAGTATCTCAAGGATGCGCTCGGTCAGACTACAGATATTGACGGTGGTCTTGTAATGACAACGCTCCTTGCGCTGAGAGACGGAGACGGAAACGTTCAGAGCGGTATCAACGGAGCAATAGACCCAAATAGAGGAAAGAAGAGTATCGCAACATGGTGGGGCGGTCAGATGGTGGATAAGGACTATAATAGCGGAAATCTTACCCCTGCAACCTCCCTCATCCGCTTCGATGGCTCTGGCTATCTTGCCAATGGTGCTATCTGGTGGGACGTGAGCGGAAAGGTTCACGCAGACCCTACATCGTTTATCATCAGCGAAAAGAATCTTGGCGCATACCTCACCTTCTTCGAGCCGACTTGGAAGGAAGGAAGTGCAGGAACGAGCGTTGCTGACCTTGTGTCTTTGAAGCCAAACGCTCCATTCTCTAAACTTGGCGTATCGGGCGATGCTACATTCGAAGGCGCAATCTCCTTCCATGGCATTAAGCTCACGTATGATTCCAAAAACAAGGCTATCAAAATTGATGGCAATCTCTATACCACAGGTGGTATCACGGCATACGGAGCAGGAGCATCTACCACGGGTGGTGGCGGCTTGATTGCATGCGTAATCAGCTATGCGAGAATCTTAGAAGGAAGCTATACGGATGCAGACTTGACTAGTATTCCGAATGCCTATGCTATAAAGGCTCTCAGCAGCCGAATTGACAATATAGCATCAGAGCTTGGCGGTCTGAGCCTTTCTTGGAATAACATCACGGGTAAGCCATCAACATTCACACCTAGTGCGCATACCCATAAGTGGACAGAAATCACTGACCGCATCACGAAGGTAAGCCAGCTTACCAATGATAAAGGGTATCTGACTGCTCATCAGTCTCTCGCAAGCTATTATACCAAAGCGGAGATTGATGCAAAGGGCTATACTACCAATAAGGGTACTGTTACATCTGTAGCTCTTACCCTTTCTACTGGTTTGACGTGCGCAACAAAGGTCATCACAACAAGCGGTACGTTTGCTATTAGTCTTGCTTCGGGTTATTCTATACCGACAACGGCAAAGCAGACGGCTTGGGATGGTGCGGTATCGGCAAAGCATACTCATAGCAATAAGTCTGTACTGGACGGCATTACATCAACGAAGGTAACTCGTTGGGATAGTGCCTATGACTGGTATGCCCTTATGACTACTGACGAGGAGACTGCGGACGGAATTATCAATAAGTGGAACGAGGTGGTGAGCTTCCTCGCCAATATTGCGCAGACAGACACTTTAAGTGGTATCGTTGATGGAATCAATAAGTCTATATCTGACGAGGTAACAAGAGCGAAAAAGGCAGAAGGGGTGAACGCTTCGGGCATATCCACCAACAAGACGAGTATCACCACCTTGCAGGGCTACTTTACAAGCGGTTCAGCGAAAAAGGCTCTCCAGCTCACGAATACTCGCAAGCTTTGGGGTAACTCGTTTAACGGTACTGCCGATATTAACGGAAGTATCATCGTTCCTGACGGAAAGTACATCTCCATCGGCAACATAAAGATGGAGTATGATGCAACCAATAAGGCGTTGAAGATTACGAACACTACGACTAACGAGGTGGCAAACCTCTATACTAGTGGTGGTGTTTCTGCCTATGGTGTTGGGACATCCTCATCCAGTGGTGGCGGCTTGAACGGCAGTGTGAAGAGTTATTCAAATGCCTTGAAGCTTACATCAGAATCGCTGAGTGAGATTGCCTCTGCCTACTCCATCAAGGCTCTTGATTCTCGTATCTCCAGCCTAGAAGGAGGCTCGGCTATGAACGTTAGTGTTAGCGGTAGTGGAAACGCAGTGACAGCCATCAGTAAGAGTGGAACGACTATCAGCGTGACAAAGGGAACAACGTTCTTGACTTCACATCAGAGCCTTGCGAGCTACCTTACTAAGACTGACGCTGCCAGCTTGTATCAACCGAAGGGAAACTACCTTACCGCACACCAATCGCTCGATGGTTATGTAAATGCAATAACAACAAGTGGAAGCGGTAATGCTATTACTAGTGTTACAAAGAGTGGTAAAACTGTTACATTTACAAAAGGCGCAACGTTCCTCACCAGTCACCAAAGTCTTAGTGCTTATTTGAAGTCTGCTGATGCTGCTAACACATACCTCAAGCTTAGTGGTGGAGCTATGACTGGTAATATCCGCTACAAGGGTTCTAAGAACACTTATGATATGATAACGTTTGTGGACAATAATGCCGATACGTATGGCAATGGTATATGTATCGGTGGTGGTGGACTTACTATTATTGGCGGAGGAGAATCTGCAAGCGAGGCGTTAAAACAACATACGTCTGGTGGAGATGAAAATATGATTGTAGCCAATGATGCTGCGATAGATTTCTTCTCAAATGTACAAAATGGGTGGAACTCACGCAAAGTTGGCTCTTTTGATACCTCTGGATATTGGAACGGAGTTGGATTCAAGAAGGATAATTCGAGCGACAGTTATGTACTGCTTGGTGGTGGTGGACACAAGGCTATATCTAGCTTGTCTGTTAACTATGCAAGTAGTGCAGGAAGTGCCAGTTCTGTAGCTTGGAGTAACGTTAGTGGAAGACCTACCAAGTTGAGTCAGTTTACAAACGATAGTGGTTATATTACTTCTAGTGGAAGTTGTGCTTATGCTACAAATGCTGACAAGGTTGATGGTGTTCATGTTACTTGGGCAGGTGAATTAACTTCTACCAATCACCTTGTGGCTTGGGAAGCTGATGGTTCAGCTCTTAGAAATATAAAACCTGCTAATGTTTCTGTAGGTAACTCTGATAAATTAGATGGTATTCATGCTAATGGACTTCTTACTGCTCTATCTAATTCTGATAAGGGAATTAGTATAACAGTTGGTGGAACAACAAAAAGTGTTAGTAATATTAGTGTTAATTATGCTAGTAGTGCTGGAAATGCAGATACTGTTGATGGTTATCATGCTAATGGTAGTAATGTTGCACCCTATGGGCATATACCTACTATAGAAAGCGATGGAGTAATGGAAGTAGGTAAATATATTGACTTTCATAATGATAATAGCGGTAAACATGATTTTTCTACTAGATTACTAACTACTGGTAATTATGGAAATTCAGTTAATTTACCGTCGAACTCTGGTACATTGGCGTTAATTTCTAACAATGTGGCTTCTGCTACTAAACTCCAAACTGCTAGAACTATTTGGGGTCAAAGTTTTGATGGAACTGGAAATGTTAATGGAACTATATACATAAATAATAGTGATTCTGAAAACGGAGCTATAATATTAAATAATAATGTAAATACTAATGCTCGTATATCAGCTATAAAAGACCAAGTAGTATTTAATACTGGTGCTGCTATTCGTTTTGGAGCAACCAACTGGGAGTGTAGTGATTGGGCTGGTCTCAAATATGATACTGTCGCTAATGCTATATATTTAGGTATAGCCGATGGAACTGTATTTAATTATTATTCTAATAAAAGAAGTAATGGTACACTTAAATTTCCAGGTATTACAACTATAACTCCTGATAGTGGAGCTAGAATTGGAGGTAGTGGTGGTGATTTATATTTAGGTAATGGTAATAATAGTAATTGGGTGAAAGTTCAAGACATGTGTAGTCAAGCAGATAGTAATAATTGGAAAATAATGCAAGGTGGTTATGCTCTTTTTAAAGATATAACTATTATTAATACTGCTACTATTAATGGTGAAACTACTATTAACAGCTTATTAAAAGCTAAAGCTATAAAAGCTACTACTACTGATGTAAACGCTTTTGGTACTAATGTAAATAATTGGGATGGTAGTATTGCAGCTAATGTTACTAATATGTTTAATGGTATTCCTCAAGATAATATACAAGTAGAATATTCAATGGATAATGGTGCTACTTGGAATGCATATTTTGGTAATCCAGAAAATAGATTTAATCTTGTAAACGATAATCCTAGAGTATTTAATTATTGGTTAGGGTCTAATAATTTGCTTGGTGATACTAATGCTGATAAACTTACTCAAATAAAGAAAAATCAACTTAGGGTTACTGTTAAAATTCCTGCTGAAATATATCAAGAACTTAGTTGGATAAGCGTTGATGTAAATAATGGAGTTGATATAAAATGTCAAGTATATTTTGGAAATAGTACTGGTGGTTATACAGAATATGTTTCTAAAATAATATCAGGATGGTCACACAAATGCGATATTTGTGTTGGTCCTCTAAATGTAAATGTTGGTAATGATAATTATCGTTATGTAAGATTAGTATTTAGCCATCTCAATACTCATACTGCTTTACGTAATGGTATTGTTGCTAAAATTAGAGCTTTAGCTTTAACTAAATATAGCTATAATGGTGACAGATATACAATTAGTACTACTGGTCATATATATGATTATGATGCTTATATGAATACTTACTTCCCTAATAGCATTCTTGCTAAAGGTGGAGTTACAGCTTATGCTAGTTCTGATATCCGCTTGAAGCAGGATTTGCGGAAGCTGGACTACTTGGGTATCATCAAGGCGATGGGTGGCACTTATGGCTTCGCTTGGAAGAAGGACAACACAAGGTCTATCGGTTGGATTGCCCAACACGTCTTGTGCAACCCTCACTTAAAGGACATCGTGGAGACTGACGAGAATGGCTACTACAAAATCAACTACTGGTCTCCGAAGCTGATTGCAACGGCATTCGGTGCTATCGAGCAGGTGGGCGATGAGGTCAGCAGGTTGAAGGCTCGGGTGATCTTCCTCGAATCAGAGGTTCAGCGATTGAGTGGAGATAAGGAAGACTGCAACAAGAAGAGATTAGATAACAAGAATATTAATTCATTAAATTAGATTAGAAAATGGAGAATTTAAAGATTAACAAGAAAAGTGAACAGACAACCGCCACTTATACCAAGGGCGGCTATCGAGTAGAAATCACCTACAATGTTGACAAGACGGGCGGCAACATTGAGAGCATCAATATGAGTATCTATGGTGACCCAAATGGTAATTATCTCGGCAATGCGAACGCAAGCTCCAACGGCAGCGAGCTGACCTACAACATCAGCGGTGTTCCTCAGAGCAAGCTCAGTGAGGTATCAGCATTGATTAAGGAGGTTAATTCCGCTATCGCCGCTAATATGGCAAGCGAGGCAGCAGAGTAAGTATCGTGAGTATTAACGCAGGGTGGCTCTTATAGAGCTGCCTTGCCTAGTGTTCAATGTAACAGTAGAGCGAGTTGTTACTAAAGAAGTTGTAACAGAATAAGGAACTGAAGTTGAATATTTAAAAAATAAAGATTATGTCTTACAATAGTGAAACTGGAATTATTAGTGCTCCTGTTAGCATTGATGATGTTAAACGAGCTCTTGGAGAGAGTAGCAATGACCTTGCTACTCTTTGTAAGAGTGAAAATATAAATATATGGAGTAAGTATAAACCTATTAGTTGTAAAGGTGAATTTAAAGAATATCCTATTAGAGAAGACTCTGATGAAATAGTAACATCTTCATATAGTAAATATACTTGTGTTGTTCGTTGTGGTATGAATATACCTATGGATACTTATAAGAACTTACGTAATAATTATGGAGGAGAAGGTTTTGCAATTAATGGTTGTTACAACTTTTATATGGACAATGTATATGGTGTAGTTGGCGGTATTCATGGTGATACAACTACAAGTGTATCAGGAAAACATTTTCCAAAAGGTGGTGCTAATTCTCCTTATAGATTAAGTGATTTTAGAAATTATAATAGTAAAGCAAAAGACAATAGATGTTTGACTTCTCTTCCTCAATATAATACCGTTGAAGTTTATTATTCTTCAACTCTTAAATTTAATTGTGTATTATATATGAATACAAATGTGGATAATAACACAAATCTTACTATGGATGATATAATAACTGATTTATCTTTAGCTTGGTCTTTTTGGATTCAAATTCGTTATGATTCACCATATAATACTACTGATAAGATTTATAAAAATTATTATGTTGGTAATTGCAAAAAACCAACAGATTATATATATGCTGGTAGAGAAATAACTTTTGATATAGGTAGTGGAGATAAGGTTATTACTATTGTACCTTTTTTAGCATATACTCGTAACGCAACTTTATATGATGATACAAAAATAATTTTTATATCTCTTCCAGGTGCTATTAGTTTTAAATATTATCCTAGACAAATTTATATGGAAAGTATTAAAAGTGGTTCTAGTGGTTTTGTTGATTTCTCATCGTTGAGAGAATTAGTTGGTGCTACTTGTATTTGTAAAGCTAGAATATATAAACTTCCTGATGCTACATTTACAGTTAATGATGGTATATTTAGAAGTGTTTGTACTTATGGTAATAATCAGACCTTTCGTATGCCTACTAGTAATAAGACAACATACGGAAGAGGTTATGTATCTAATAGCTCTGGTCAAAATACAGGTTCTGTAACTATTCCTGAAGGTGATAGAACAGATTATGTTGATATATATATAAGATTTGATAATGTTTATGAAGGAGGTTATTATGGACAAATGTGTCAATTATCTTTTGAAATTAATATAGATGGTGGATGGAAACAAGTTCCTCCAGGTGGTAGTTATATTATGCATTAAAAAGCAGATGTTCTTAATATAACAAATATACTAGAAATGTATTTGTGGTTTACGTTCTCACCGAGAAAGCAGACACGTTGCGACCTAGTGATTACCAAACGTGGGGAAGCTGATTTTTAAAATTCGTAAATTTTGCTCCTCCTGCATTGTTATTCGGAATTATTTTCTTAACTTTGCAGTGTTAATAGGAAAGATATTCTACTATGGCAATCTGGCGAAGAATATTGTATAACATAAAAATAAAGAAACAATTATGAAAAAGATTAAGACAATCGAGGCTGTTGCAGCCTACAGAACATTGAAGGCATTGAAGACATCATCAATGAGTGATGATGCCGCTATGCGAGTTTGGAAGAATATGAAGGCTCTGCGCCACGTAGCCGACACCTACGACAAGGATGTGAAGGAAGCGCAGGAGAGCCTGAAGGACGATAAGTTCGAGGAGATGCAGCACAAGCTTCAGGAGTGCCAGCAGTTGGAGCAGAAGCACGCCGATGAGGGCTACGAATACACCAAGGATGATTCAGCCAAGTTCGCTGAGGTCAATGAGTACTTCTTCAATCAGAAGCAGAAGACCGAGAAGTATTTCAAGGAACTTGCCGACAAGGAGGTAGAGGTAGCCATCGAGGCAGTTGACGAGAAGGAGTTGTTCAAGGCAGCGAAAGATTGCGGCTTGAAGTTCGCTGATATGGAGAGCCTTGAGGTTGTGATAGGATAAACTCTAATAGCGTTAGAATTTGGTAAGGAAGCCGTTCTAACGCTATTTTTGCAGCCATCTACTTTCAGATTGTTACTTTTTATAAAGTTTAACACAAAAATATTCTCATTTCCGATGATTTTGTGCAAAAAAGAGTATCTTTGCAACATCATTTAATTTAAATCAACCCTATAAATTAGCAAATTATGACTAAAGAAGACGAAGCCGAAGTTCAACGGCTATTGAATAATGTGGACGTTACCGAGCTGATGGATATGCTTAAGAAGCATGGTAATCGGTATAGCAGGAGAATACTAAAGTTTTTTCGCTGGTTCTGCAAGTATGTGCCTATCATTATTATGTGCTTTCATGCTTATGGAATATGTGAGTTCTCTCAGCATCCCCGTGAGATGTTTATCCCATATAATGAAAATATGCCTTGCTATATCTTTATTTATTTCATGGTTTACGTCCTGCCGATGGTGACGATACTTGCAAGTAGATTTTTCTTCTTGTGCCAGTGGTATCGCATTCCATTTATATACTTCTTAGGCATCAATGCGGCTCATATTGTAGAGTGGAGTTGGTACACAACTAAAGATATGGTGGATTCATGCTTTACGGTCATGGTCGTGACAACTATATTCTATTTGTATAACTTTGCTAGAATGTTTGTTAATGATACGAAACTAGGACGTAAAATTTGTGCATAAGATATGGGAAAGATATTGAATTATAAGATACTCGGCACGGCTTTGAAGTCGCTGAGTGATGCTTGCTTTAAGGCTGACGAGCAGCAGCGAAATGGTGAGGTCATCACCGCTTGCGGAATGAGCGATGATGACCTAGATAGATTGTGCGACATCATCCCCGATATGCTTAACCCGATGCTATCTACCGAGGAAGTCAAGGAGAAACTGCATGTTTCTGATGCTACGTTGAACAGGATGGTCGCTAGGGGTGACATCCCGAACGGAAAATGCAAGAAGCGTGGGCACACCCGATATTGGAAGAAGTGGGATATACTGCACTTCATTAAGAGTAAGAGAAAATCATAACGGATAAGCCCTATCGCAGCACGGATAAGCGAGAACGTATGAGTATTATTATGGATTATATGTTTTGTACTTTGATTATAGTAGCGATACTGGTAATCATCAACAGCACGTTCATTGCTTATTTGTATCTTTCCTATAAATATAAGAAGGTCGATAAATACTTCTTGACTTGGGTAACGATGTCAACTATGATATTGATAATGTGGTTCGTGGAAGGATTGTATCTGTATCTAACAAATTAATGATGAAAAATTTGGTGGTTTCGGAATTATTGTCTATATTTGCAGTGTTTTTTAGAGCAGCGTTTTTAAGAGCATCGCATTTCCGAGCGGGAATGTAATATTCCCCTATACTACGCCAATAGTATAGGGGATTTTTATTTTAATTCCAAATTTCGATGCGTTTCAAAATACAATATTTCGAGGAAATTATATACAATATTTCTTCAAAAATATATATTCGTTTATATGAAGGCATAAAGTTTTGCACTTTTTCGGGAAATCTATTTGATGATTAAATATTTTGTTGTATATTTGCAGCGTTATTGTTTAATCATCAAATAGTTATAGTATGGCAGATAGAATTAAAGATATTGTTGTAGGCGTAGTTCTTGCACTCCTCGCCTATCTTAAACCGATTGAAGGCGAGTTGTCTTCGCTTATGATCGTCTTCACCCTCAACTTTATTTTCGGTTATCTTAGTGGCATGATTGCAAAAGGAGAGAACTTCGAGTTGAAGAAAGCAGTTGTGTGCATCGGTCACGCTACCGTGTTCTTCGTCCTTTGTGCAGCAGTATATGCAATCGGGCGATTCAAAGGACAAATGGAAGGTTCCGTTCAATGTGTTTCCTTTATCTCGTATCTAGTATTGTGGTTCTATGGATGCAATATTCTGAAGAACTTGAAACAGATATTCAAGAAGGGTACCCCTCCTTGGTATGTAGTGAGTTTCCTCTATTATCTCATGCGCTTCAAATTTATCGAGAAGATTCCATATTTGTCAGACTATCTAAATTACACGGAAAAGGAGGAAAAGATATGATGTTAGCGATTATTATGGTGGCAGCTATTATAGTAAGCATTATTGTATTTGGCTGCATTATTCAAAGAAATGATTATAGCGAGGAGGAGAAGTAAACATGGCTGATTCTAGTAAACTTGTTCCGTTTATCCTCAGTTGGGAAACGGACAAATACACAAATAACAAGAAAGATAAGGGCGGTCCAACAAAATACGGCATCACCCTTGCTACCTGGAGAAGAGTCGGGTATGACAAGAATGGTGATGGTGTTCTTAATGAAGAAGACGTAAAACGCCTTACTGAGGAAGACTTTCATCGAGTTTTCAAGCAGAACTATTGGAATGCTTGCAAGGCAGATAAAATACAGGATCAGAGCGTAGCCAATATGCTAGTAGACTTCGCTTATAATAGCGGAGTCAGCAAAGCGGTAAAACATCTGCAACTTGTATTAGGTATCACAGCAGATGGTATCATCGGTAATAAGACGCTGTATGCCATTAATAAATCCAATGGAGAAAGACTATTCGAAGCCTTCAAGAAGGATAGAAAAGCTTATCTAAAGAGAATTGCAGTCGGTGACCAGAAAGGTTTTCTTAAAGGGTGGCTTCGCAGACTTAGCTACATTACGTATGGTAATCTAAAATTGAATAAATGATGAAATGGTATGATATAAGATTTTGGAAATGGGCAACCATTACCCTAGTGGTAGGTCTTGCGCTTGTTTCTGTCTTAGGGTGCAGTACTCCTAGAGCAGTAACTACACAAACCTTCATCACAGACAAGCAGAGTGAAAAGAAATTCGATTCCCTCTTCACTACCCGATTGTCTTATGCCTTTGAGCAATGGCAACATATCCAAAAGCGAGAAACAGAAAAGGCTACAAAAGATAGCAGCTATGTAAAAGATAGCACAGCAACCCGATATGATGCGCAAGGGAATAAGATTGGTGAAGATCGTTTTCATTACGAGAGTCACTATTTATTTGAAAAGGAACGAAGAAAGCTACTCGATACCATCAGTATATATAAAGCATACAAAGATAGCTTTATATATTACAGAGAAAGATGTGACTCATTATCAAAGATTGGTACATCTCAGTTCTATAAGATTAACGCTCCTTCTATAAAAGAGAAATCTCTGTCAAGTATGCAGAAGATATTCTTAAAAACGGGGCAGATGTTTTGGTTCTGCTTTATACTCATAGTTATGTACTTATTATATATATCAAGGAAGAAAAAGAAATGTTCTTAGAAAAGTTGTTTAATTAAGGTTTTAAGATTTATTTTTGGATAACTAGGGCGACTACTCGTGATGAGCGGTCGCTCTTTTTGTTTGCAAAGTAAATTCTTCCGTTCTAAGAGGATAAAAATGAGTCTACCTACTATCACCATAAACCACTGATTTATAGCCACTAACGAAAACTATGATAGCCTTATAGCTTATTTCAAAACAATTTTCTAACTTTGCACACGTAACGTTACAAATAGTGTTAGTTAAATATTAAGGTTAAATTAAAAATTCGGGATATGGAAAGTAAAACTTACGTGTTCAATCCAGAGAGCGGCACAAGCGGCACAGGCTCTAATGGAATCTTGGCTATGCTTCCTGCACTCATGCAGAGACAGGGTGTTGATCCAGGTCTTATTGCACTCTTGAACAACCGTGGAAACGGAAATGGTTGGGGTGAAGACATCTTTGCTATCCTTTTGTTGTTCATCCTTATGGGCAATAATGGTATGGGGTTCTTCGGAGGTAATCGCTGCATGGGTTCTAATGGACAGGGTGGCGTTATGCCAATGCTTAACAATGATGCCAATACTGCCGTTATCATGCAGGCAGTTCAGCGCAACGGCTTTGATGTTCAGAGCTTGGCTACAGCCCTCAACACATCAAGTGACGCAGTCATGGCTGCAATCAATGGCTTAGGTCAGCAGATTTGCAACCTCGGCAATCAGATGGGCATGAATGCTAATCAGATTTTGACTGCTATCATGCAGGGTAACAATGCCATCGCTACCCAGTTGGCAGAATGCTGCTGCAAGACCAATAACGCCATAACTGCAATGGATGGCAACCTCAAGTTGTCTATCTGTCAGCAGACCCACGCCATCAATGATACGGCAAATGCCAACGCTTTGATGCTCCGTGACAAGGCAGATGCTAACAATCAGTCTGTCTTGGCTAAGTTGGATCAGATGCAGACACAGGCAATGCAGGATAAGCTCGATGCTTTGAGAGAGAAGAATAGTGCCCTGCTTGCTCAGATTTCCAATGAGCATCAGACACAGGCTTTGCAGTCTTATCAGGCGCAGGTCATCACACCAGTAAATGCAGCTTTGGCTGCACTGCAGGCAGAGGTGGCTGGTATCAAGTGCAAGTTGCCTAATACCATCAGTGTTCAGTACCCTCAGTACGGAGTATTCAACAAGGACGTTTATACTGCTGCCGCCATGGGAGCTTATGCAGGTGACGTAGCGGCTTCTCGTTCAACTGTAGGATGCGGTTGTTAGGAAAGGAGGTAACTATGTTCCCTTTATATCCATTCAATCCATTTATTCCAATCGGTCAGAGAAACCAAATCAAACGTATTGATGTAGGCGGTATCTATGAACTGAAGACAAATGCTCAGCAGGTCACAGATGCTAGTGTAGATTATGGTATCAATCCTTGCTACTACAATGCTTTGCCTTGCGAGTGCATTGTACTCTTGAAGATACATCAAGGAGTTGCCGCAGCAAGTGCAGCACTTCCTGTCACAATCGTAACTCCAAATAGTGGGTCGACCACTATTAACGGAACCGCCAACACTAGCGGAACTACTTCCGGCACAACAAAGGTGCCAGTTGTTGATCATGTAGGTAAGGCAGTGACGGGAGCTAGCGTTTCTGAAACTACGGAGGCTTTGGCATACATCAATAAGAAGAGCGGTATTATCCGACTGCTTGGGTTTCAGCAGCCTACAGGCGGCTAACAGAGTATTAACTATGGGACAGACTGAAAAGTCTGCCCCTTTAAAAGAGAAAGAAAATGTTTCAAGGACTAAGACAGTCTTCTCTCTTCTACATCTTAGACAAGGGAGGAGAAAAGCCGACTCTAAGAATCGGTCAAGTAATATCGGTCAGCAATCCTCAGCAGAAATATCCTAGCTACGTGCCAGGACAGACTCCGACATTGGAGACGACCGTTGATGTTAAGGTACAAGTAGAAGACCAGCAGGTCAATTTCGAAAAGCTGCCATCTACGGCACAGATAGTGAACTTCGGCAATGAAGGTGTTGTTGTCAGTGACAGCAGAGAAGCTATGTGCGCAGAGATTGATGCTATGTTGCGACATTCAAAGGGAGTCGTGGAAAGTGTAGATTACCACAATGGAGTTATAAGCTCCTGCGAGGAAATGCTCACTAGAATCAACCCACAGATTGCTAAGGAAAAGCAGCAGGAAAAAGACATCAATAACCTCAAATCAGAGGTCAGCGGCATGAAGGGAACGCTATCCAATATTGAATCCATGCTGTCTAAGGCTTTGAGCGGTAACAATTTTAAAAAGTAATTGCTATGGGATATATGGTAGAAATTACGGAAAACAAGTTCGATGAGCTTGTTGACAACTGCGAGGAAATGGTTCGAGCAGGTGGCAAGGTTATGAAGTGCTTGGATAGTCTGAAGCGTGAGCGTATGGGTAATCGTATGCCAATGCCAGACTATCGTGACAAGTGGGACGATGAAGATTGGCGTGACGAAGACCGCTATGGAGAGCGACGCTACTATGGTCGCCGTGGCGGTGGACGTTACTAATGTTTAATTCGGTGGTGGGGATTTTTCCCTGCCACCCTTAAAAGAAAGAGCTATGGGAAAATGTAGAATGCCTTTGGATGCTTACGATATGAAGCCAGAAGGAATGATAGCATATCTGAGATATAATGGCTGGCACTTCAACAAGAAGGCTTGCGAATGGGCAGTCAGTCAGATGAGAAAATACAACCCAGTCACCAAAAAGGATGAGGAGGTTGACTATATGGATAAGGATAAGGTTGAATCCATCCTTACCAAGCAGGGAGTGACGCTTGAAAATAATGTAGGCTATGATCATGTCTATGTGGCAAACATGGTTAAGGCTGATTTCTATAAGTCTTCCATCGAGGACGAAGCTCACATGGCTTTGTTCGTGAAAGATATGGTTGATGATACCGATCAGAAGGATGGCTTCATCTTTAACAGATTCTATGCCGATTGCAACCATAATGGCATCGGCATTCCATGGGATGATATTTTATGATAAGTCAAGAGATATATCTAGAAAAGTACGATTGGAAAGTTCTTGTGTTTTACGGTTTGGAATCATCAGATACCGATGAGGTATGCAACTCCCTTGTGCAGATTGGCTGCACAGAAAAGGCAGTCGAAAGCGCAAGGGAGCATTGTTTACGAGGAATACCGAACACGGGGCTAACCTACTCCAATCTTGCAGGTAGAAAGAGTGTGGTTGCTATTAGCAGGACCACATCAGAATATGAGTTCGTGAATACTGCCACACACGAAATGTTTCATGTTGTCACTCATATCTGCGAATCACTAGGTATTGACTTGAAAGACGAAGAGCCTTGCTATATGATGGGATGGCTCTGCCAGGCAGTTAGTAGGATATTCATTTAAAATTTAGAAATATGACGGACATTAAATTAATGGTGGATGCTGCAAGGCAGCTAAACCAAACTTGGAAAATGAGTAGTAATGATTTGGAGACAGGAAATATCCCAAACGATGTGTATAATGCTTTGTGCGAAGTGGATGAAGCCGTAACCAATCTGATTGACAAAGTCGGCGAAGCTACAAAAATCATTACATTAAGCAGTATCTACAAAAGCGTATAACTCTTTGATACTCAGTGAGTTAAATTTAGTATTTTTAACTAAAATAAAGTGTGGTATATTTACATATATCACATTTTTTTTGTACCTTTGCATATAGAAAGAGTGGTTATTTTGACTAACCACAGATTATGTTGAACCAATTAAAATCTTAAAAAGATGAAAGAAATTAAGGAAATCAAAAAGAATTATGAAATGGGATTCATTTCATCACAAGAATTTCTTTGTGAATATGCAGGTGTCCTTTCTAAACTTGGAGCGCAGGGTGAACTGATTGATGCTATGAATACAGTATTAGCTCCGCTTGCAGATTTCATAGTGAAGGACATCTTGAATGCCAGCGATGACGAGAAGAAACAGATTAAGGACTTCTTTAATTTTAAGTAGATATGGGTACCATTCTTTTAATAAACGGATTAATTTTTCTATTTGTCGTTGCGATAGTAGATTTAGCAATGAAACATTAATAAAACAAGCCCTCGACAACACGGTCAAGTCACTTATATGAAAGCAATTAAAGTAGCAGTATTTTTTGAAATGATGAAAAGACTTATGATACAGTATTCATTCGACGAGTTGCAGGGTACTACTTTCAGAAGTCATTTCAGTGCAGTTGGCCTAGGAGATACACAGGAGCGAAACGGCTTCTTCCTGGCAGTCTACATAACAGATAACTCTGTGTTACAAGATGGCTTCATGAAGGGAGTAAGAACTTATCTTGATGATGCAGTCGTATATAAGTACGATTCTCCTTACCAAGAGAAGGATGTGTTAGATAAAGAATTAATGTACATAATTGAGATTAAAAATGAAGACTAGTAGCTTATATGTTACCCGCGATGATTCAATGTATGACACAAAGAGTGGGTTTGAGACTTACGAGGAGGCCAATGCCTATCGTGAGGAGTGTCAGAGAGGCTGGATCAATCATGCCGACTATGTTTTTCTTATAACAAGAGACTCTGCCGGGAATTTTGTCAAAGAGACAAACTTGACAAAAGCAACAAAGGAAGAGAGAATCAAGCTTCTTGAAGAAGCAGGCATTCCATTGAAATAATTTGTAACCAATTAAAATATTAAAGATTATGACAACAGCAACAAATTTGAGTAAGGCTGCCGAGGATATGGTAGCAGTTCCTTCTTCAGTTAATGAAGACAAGTTCTTTGATTTCGAGAAAGCCAAGACTCAGGCAATCACTCTCGAACAGTTGAGTCGTACACACCGCGAGGATGATGTTTACGGAAATCCGCTCCGTGGCATCTATCACTTTGACCTTTTCAATAAGGTCATTGATGAGTGTACAGAGCTCGGCTACAATGTGGAGGTTTATGATATGTTTGCAGCACAGAACAGAGACCGTCAGTCGCCTGGAGTGGTTCGCCTCCCACAAGTGGAAGCGGTCAAAGGTCAGCATGCGGTAGAGGCGCATATTCTCCGCCGAGTTTATGCCAATATTCGTATCACTGATTTTGATAATGATGAGACTACTACTAATGTGGCCGTAGCCTTCCATCAGAAAGGTATTCAGATTGGATTCGGTCCGAATGTGATGATTTGCCACAATCAGTGTATGCTCTCTCCAGAACTGTATATGTCCAGCTATTCCGAAAAGGGCAAGAAGGGTTCCGGTATGGATGTGGCAGCAATGCTTGATACCTTGAAGTCGTGGCTTGTTGATGCCCGGCACATCATCGAGACTGATCGTGAGCGTATTGCCAAAATGAAGGAGACACGCATTACTGCAGAACAGATGTTCTTGCTCATTGGCTTGATGACTGCTACAAGAGTAAAGGCAGATACATCACGAAAGTCTATTCGTGAGAACATCACCTATCCACTCAATCAATCACAGATTACACTCTTCACAGAGGATATGCTGGAGGCTTACCACGACAAGGAGTTTGTAACTGCCTGGGATATGTATAATTCTGCTACTAACTTGTATAAGGCGAACAAAATGGATATTCCAGCTCTCCTTCCTCAGAACAGAGCAATGGTTAACTTCATGAAGTCCAATGGTCTGATAATTTAA